CGCAACTCTACACCGAGGCGCCGGCATTCTCTGCCGTGTCGCTCCTCGCGGCCTGAAAGGAGCCCAGCATGTCGGATTTTTCCGTTTACCGAAAGCTCGAGACTGCACGCATCTCGTCGAGCGGTGACATCGTCAACCCGTCGCAGCCGATCTCCCAATCGCACCAGCGCACGGACCGATTCTCCTTCTCGACGACCACCGCGAACGTCGCGGAAAGCCCCTTCCTCACGGTGCCCTATCCGGCCGTGCTGAAGACGGCCAACCTCGTCGCCACCGCGAATACGACCGCCAACGCGGCGCAGGGCACGATCGTCAACGTCTACAAGCGCACGGGCAATGGCGCCGCGGTGCTAATGGCGACGGCGAACACCGCAAATACCGCGGTGACGGCGTTCGTACCCGTCCCGCTCGTGCTCGTTGCCAACGCCGCGAACACCCAGTTCGCAGCGGGCGACGAGTGCACGGTCTCGACGACCGTCATCGGCACCGGCGGTAGCACGGTCGCCAGCTGCGACATCCTCTTCGAGGACATCGCCTGATGAGCAGCGGTAACCGGCTACTCGGCAACGACATCGAGGGCGTGAACGGCGGCGGCCAGGAGCGCTATCGCTTCCAGTTCGTTCCCAACGGGACGAGCTCGCCCGCCGTTTATACATCCTACACTCCCACCTCCAGCGGGCCTACCTACCAGACGCCCTCGAAGGGTACGGGGATCTCGAGCATCACGCGGCTGGGCGTCGGCCTCATCGGCGTCCAGCTCGCGGATACATCACCGGGCGTATTGCTCGGGTTCTGGGCCTGCGCCGTCACCGGCTCGGCCCTCACCGGGACACCTCCGAACCAAACGATCACGCCGGGCAATCTGGCGGGATATGAGTTCGCGATCGTGTCCAACGTCGCCGGTCTCGTCGTCATCGGCATGTATGCCGCGGGCGGCACGACGCTCACCGACCCGGCGAACGACGGATCAGCGGTCACCTGCGAGATGGTGTTCTCGAAGGATCCCACCAACGCCTACTGAGAAGGAGCCGATGCCATGAGCAAGAAAGGCGAAGGACTCCTCATCGCAGCAGGCATCCCGGTGCCCAAGCGATCAGAGTCGGAAGACGATGACCCGATGAAATCGGAGGACGACGCGCCCTCCGATGATGTCGATCTCAGCGAAGGCGAAAAGACCGCCGCCGAGGATGCGATGGTCGCCCTCAAAGACGAGGACTCAGAAGCCTTCGGCAAGGCGCTCAAGCGCTTCTTGCAGATGGGTAGCTGAGGCGAATCCGCAGAGAGGCCCCGCGCCAGCACGCGGCGGGGCCGCTCTCTTTCCACGTGACGGAGGCAGGGCGATCGAATGCTCGCGGTGACACTCGGAAGCATGCGTGCAGAAGCGACCGCGCTCGCGAACATGCCCGCGTGCACCGCCACGACCGCCGTCACGATCGCGATGGCGAACGGTTGGATCAACCGCGGCATCAACAAGCTGTTCCGCACGGCTCTCCAGGCAGGCGGCGAGTCGGTCTACCGCAAAGACCTGATGATGACGCTGAGCGTCCCCGGCCAGACGATCTACCAGCTCCCCCCCGACTTCTACGAGCTGAAGAGCGTCGAGCTCTTGCTCTCGACGAACGTGCCCGGTGATCGAATCGTGCTCGAGCGCTTCACGCTCAACGAGCGGCCGTACCTTCTGAGCGCGACCCCCGGATGGAACGGGGAGCCCTTCAGGTACATGCTCGTCGGTAAGACGACGCAGGACGGGACCGACCCCGGCTCGATCGAGTTCCTTCCGCCCCCCTCGTCGAACACGAAGATCAACCTGATCTACATCTTCGGCCCGAAGCCGCTGGTGAATGACAGCGACACGTTCGACGGCTTCGCTGGCTTCGACGAGTATGCCGTCAAGTTCTGCACGCGCGACATGCTTCTTCGCAACCGCGAAGAGGAGCGCGCGCAGCTCTTCGAGCAGCAGCTCTCGATGATCCAAGCCGACGTGCTGTCGGGGATGCGCCAGCGGGATGCGGCCATGGCGCCGAGGGTGAACATGACCCGCGACGTATGGCGCCCTCGCTTCACGAGAATGGGCCGCTTCCGATGAGTGCCCCGCGCAACACCGGCACCACGATCCTCAAGCTCACCGGCGGCAAATGGGCCGTGCAGCCGCGCTCCGTATTCCCGATCCGTAACTTCCGCCTCACGGGCACCCCCACACCCGCGCAGGTGACGCAGCAGTTCAACCAGTCGCAAGACGAGGTGCAGGACGCGACGGTGGGCTCGCGCGATGTCGCCGGCACCGTGCGCACGCTCTACGTCGCCGTGCCCTTCACCGGCGGCATCGATGTACAGCTCCCGCATCTCCTCGGTTCGGCGAACATCGGCGTATGGCTCGGCCAGCCGCGCGGCGCGGTCGGCTCGGGCATTCCCTATGTGACCTGGACGGTCTCGCCCGATGGCACCGCGGCGATCCTGGTGCCCGCGGGAACGTTCACCGCCGATCTCGAGTTTCGGGTGATCCCATGACCGAAGCGGAGCTGATCAGCATTCCGCTCGGCGCGGGGCAAGACGAGTCCTTCGATGACGCATTCACGCCGCCGACCGCGATGCGCGTCGCGCAGAACGTCATCTACCCCACCGCGCAGACCGCGACGAAGCGCAGCGGGGTGACGGCGTTGGCGACGCTCGCGAATGCGCGCGCGCTCGTGAAGCATGGTGAAGAGGTGCTCGCGATCGACGGGCTCAATGCCTGGTCATGGTCGCCCACCGAAGAGGCCTTCGTGGGCCGCGGGCGTGTGCCCAGCTGCCTTGTGCGCGCGAAGCTTCCCATCGGCCAGGGTCTACCCGCGAACCGCATCGGGCGAAACGACAACCTCATCGGTGCGCCATTCGTCTCTCTTGCAGAAACGGCGGCCTACCGCATCTCCGTTTGGAACGACGGAACTTCAATTCTGGCCAGCGTCTACGACCTAGCCGGGGTGTTCGTGCGCGTTTCGGACGTGCTCGACGCGCAGGCTGGCGACCAATCGTATGCATCCTATTTGCAGCCGCGCGTACTCATCCTCGCGACGAGGGTGGTGGCACTCTGGTTCAATACGACAGGAGGCGCCGTCTATGCTTCGAGTCTGGATCTCACCGCCATCGCCTCCGGGTGGTCCAATGCGGTGAACACGACCGTCGTAACGGGCGGCTCGACGACCTATTTCGATGCGTGCCCCATTCCGCAGACTGGAAACTTCGGAATGATCGTTGGTGACGTGAGTGGCAAGGCTGTTGTGGCCTATCTTTTTTCCCCGAGCGCACTCACGTCGCCTATCGCTACGCAAATCGTGGCCGCGGCATCCGGTTACCCGGACCTGTCGAGCGCGACGATCACGGCCGTTGCGTGCCGGCCCGACTGGTCGGGAATCAATCAGCTCTTCATCTATTCGTTCGCGTATACGACGGGTCCAGGCACGAGCACGCTCATGTATTATGGCGTCGTCGGTGCATCTCTGACCGGCTCTCCCATATTGGCCAACACGTCACTGACGTCAGGATTTGGTGGATTCGCGCCCAGCCCGGACAGTGGCCCAGGCGTCGACACGATGGGAATCGAGCGCGTCTACCAGGAGGGAACGGGCACCAGCTCGCTCTTTCTGATGACGACGAGCTACCTCGTCTCGCAAGCCGGCATTCCAGCCAACCGATGCCTGGTGACATGGCAGCTAAGCGTGAATGGATCATGGGCCGTTCTCGACACGCAGCTCGCGCTCGAGATGACAAGCAAGCCGTTCGCGATCACCCTGAATGGCGTCTACCGATACTGCGTGCTTGCGATGACAAGCGACCCCACCCGGCAGGGTACCGCAATGCTCCTATCGATGCGGTATGAGGACATCTCTGGCGCGGGGGTGACTCCGCTCTGGTACCCGGTCGCAACGATCACGCCCGACTATGCCTCAATCGTTGGCTCGTCTTTTGTGGGAGTTTCGTCCCGTTCCGCAGACGTCACCCATACAACCGACCCCACGCAAACCGTCTATACGGTGTCGTCCTCGATCGCGACCGACGCGCTTCAGAACGCTTCGGTCATGTTCGAGATCGATTTCGCGAACGTGGCTTCCTATCAGTCGGTGGAACTTGGGCCTTATGCGTTCATCGCGTGCGGCACTCCGATGATCTACGACGGCTCGCGGCTCACTGAGGTGGGGTTCCTTCACGCGCCGCCACCGCCGGTATGCACATTCTCATCCGGCGGCGGCAGTGTCCCCGCAAACGCGTCGACGCAATACCTATGCTGCTACGCGCAGCAAGATTCGCAGGGCAACGTGCATCGATCGGCGCCGAGCACGGTAACCAATGTGGACGTGTCGTCCGAAGGCAATGTCGTCGTGAACGTCGTCAGCTATTTGCCGACCTACCGCCAATCCGGGCCAGGTGCGGGGAGCTCGGGCAAAGATGAGGGGACGCCGATCTACGTCGAGGTCTACCGGAACACCGCCGCCAATGGCAGCATATACAATCTGCTGGCGCGCGTGCCCAACAACATCACGGCCGCGCCGTTCCAGATCGTGATCACATCGGTGACCGACGTTTCGCCCGATTCGCAGATCGCGACAAACCCCGTGCTCTATACGGAAACCGGTCAGCTCCCGGCGACTCCAACGCCGTCGCTCTACGGAATCTCGGTCCATTCCGATCGCCTCTTCGGCTGCGACGCGGACGGGATCACGACCTATTACAGCTCGGCGCTCGAAAGCGGGCTTGCGCCTTTCTTCGCCGACGCTTTCATCGTGGAGTGGCCGGAAGGTCCGCTCACGGCCACGTGGTCGCTCGAAGGTCGATTCCATGCGGCGACCGCGAACCGAATCCACTTTCTCTATGGCGATGGCCCTACCGATTCGGGTGCGTCCTCCGACTTCTCGGCGCCCGCGCTCTGGCAATACGATCTCGGCGTCGTCGATTGCCGCTCGCTCGTCATCTGCCAGCCGGGTCTGATCTTCCTCTCGCAGAAGGGGATCTATCTCGAGACACGCGCGAACGAATACCAGTGGATCGGCGAGCGCGTGCAGCGCACGCTCGCGGCATCGGGCGGACTCGTAAGCTCGGCGGTCGCCCTCGACTCAGACGGAAGCGTGCGACTGTCGCTCGGCGGGTCTATCGGCACCGTGCTCGCCTACAATTACCGTCACGACAAGTGGTCGACGCTGATCTATTCGGCGCCGATGGTGTCGAGCGTCGTCGCTGGGGGCACCTGGTATGGCCTCGCCTACCCCGGCGCGGGCCAGCAGACACTGTTCGAGGAGAGCGCGACCAGTTCGTGCGACGTGAATACCGTCTCCGGTTCATCGTCGTGGGTCACCTCGACGCTCACGAATGGCTGGGCGCTCCCAGGCGATGTCATGCAAGGCTGGGGTGAGATGATCCAGGCG